TCTCTTTCATCTTGGACTAAACAGAAGTGGCGTACTAAGTCTGGTAAACCTTCAACTCAAGGACCAAAAGCAACTGGTGAAAGATACCTTCCTGAAAAAGCAATTAAGAAATTAAGTTCAAAAGAATACGCTGCAACGACTAAGGCAAAACGGGCTGGTACTAAAAAAGGTAAACAGTTTGTAAAGCAACCAAAGACTGTAGCAAAGAAAGTAAAGCCATACAGGAGAAAAGCATAATGGCTCTCAGTGATTCAGAAAAGGCAAAGCTAAAGCGTTATGGCTTGTCAGGTCTCAATAAACCAAAGAAGACACCAAGCCATCCTACTAAGAAAGGCGTAGTTGCCGTTCGTACAGGTTCTGGCGGTGTAAAGGTAATTCGCTTTGGTGCACAAAGCATGGGCCACAATTATTCTCCTGAAGCACGTAAGTCATTTAAGTCACGCCATGCAAAGAACATTGCACGTGGTAAGGAAAGTCCTGCATACTGGGCAGATAAGTTTTTTTGGGCAGGTAAGGGCGGTTCAAAGAAAATGCCACCTAAGTCACAAAAAGTAGTTCGTGGTATTAAACGTAGAGGTAAAGCATAATGGCAATGGGAAGATCAAGCATGGCCCAGCAGGTTTCAAAACCCGGAACCAAAAAGAAACCAAAGAAAGGAAAACGTAATGGCAAAGGTAACTGAGTATACTTCAAAGTTTTATGTTGGTGCCTTCAATGACCCAAAGGATGTCTTTGAGTCAACTGGCAAACCAACTGGTCAGGGCTTTGGTGCAGCACGTAAAGGCCCACAGGTAACTGGTAAAGAAGTAAATCTAAAAGATAACTCTTCTGACTAAAAAAGTTTAACCTAGAGTGTAAGTTGAAAAAGTTTTTAAATAAATTTTCAGAAGCATGGATACAAGCTTTTATATCTTGTTGTACTATGATGGTACAAGGTAACTTTTTATCTTTATCTTTAAACCATGCTTTTGTTGCTTCTAAAACAGCTACAATAACAGGAATATTAACAGGTTTATTTTTAGTAAAGTTTAATAAAAATATGTCTCCTTTTATAGTAGCATGGATAGTTGGTTTATTTACATCAATAAGTGATTATATTGTACATCCAACACACTTTGGTGACTTTTTTTATGAAGCATTAGCTACAGGTATTATGGCAGGGTTTCTTGCTTATGCTTATGAAAGGTTTAAAAAATAATGACTACTTCAGGAACATTTAACTTCTCATTGGATATTGACGAAGTTATCCAAGAAGCAACTGAGATGATTGGTGGGGAAGAGACGCTAGGTCATGAACCTAAGTCTGCTCGTCGTTCAATTAACCTGCTGCTACAGGATTGGCAGAATCGTGGCGTTTTGCTGTGGACTGCTGACACTACAACGGTTTCAGTATCTACTAGCGTAACAGCATATGATCTAGGCTCAACAGTTGTAGATGTTCTTGAGACAGTTGTCAATAGAGATAATACTGATTTGCAACTTGAACGTATTTCAATGGAAGAGTATTTGCGTCTTCCACGTAAGGGACAGACAGGCAGACCCTCACAATATGCAGTTCGTAGAGGACAGGCAGGAGTAACAGTTTATCTATGGCCTATTCCTGAAAACACTACTGATCTTCTTAAGTTTGAAAAAGTGAGATATATGGAAGATGTTAATAAATCTGCAATACAGACTGCTGATATTTCCAGAAGGTTTTTACCATGTCTTACCGCTGGTTTGGCATATCAACTATCTATGAAACGTCCCGGTGTTGAAGGTGGTCGTATTCAGTTTCTTAAGGCAGAGTATGAAGAACGTCTTGCAAGGGCAATGTCAGAAGATCGTGAAAGAGCAAGTTATTATTTGAAACCACGACTAAATAGAGTATAATATGGCTAGTAACAAAAGGGCAATTGCCATATGTGACACATGCGGATTTCAGTATCCACATCGTGTTTTAAAGAAAAATAGTTATGGTATGTTGGTTTGCCCTACTGATTGGGAAGGCCAATTTGATTTAAAGAACCATCCGCAGAACAGAGTTGCAAATACATTTGACGATCCTTCAATCCGTGATCCCCGTCCACCACTTAATGATGATCGCAACATACTCTGGAATAATGCTAACGTAAACTGGGAAGACGAAACTAGCAATTGGAATAATGTATAATGGCAACACTTACTGGTCAAAATATTGCAAATACTTATAAGCAGCTACTACAGGTTGGTAGTGACAATGCTGGTCTAACTACTTCAGTTCAGACTATACAAGATGGTAGTGGCACAAACAGTGCACTACAGTTAAGTCAGTCAGCAGTCAACATCAACGGTACTTTCCAGCTTAATGGTACAACCCTTACAGCTACTGCTTCAGCACTTAATGCAGTTCCTGATATTACGGCGTACACTGGCTTTATTGCAGTTAGTGGCACCAATATTAATGGTAGAACTCTTGTAGCTGGTACTGGTGTTTCAATTACAAATGCTGACGGTACTGAAGGCAATCCAAATATTTTCTTAAATACAACTGGTGTTACCTCTGGTACATACGGTCCTGCAACAAACTTTGAAGTAAATGCAGTAGGTCAGGTTGTAAGTGCAGGGGCAGCTACAAGTGTAAGTGTTTCAGCAGTGACTGCAAATACATTTACAGGCGGTACGTTTGAAGGCACAACTGGTAACTTTAGTTCAAATGTTTCAGTTGGTGGCAACCTTACTATTACTGGGGCATTTAGTCCTGCAGTTGTAAGCACATCAGCAGTTAATGCAACAACTGGTACATTCTCAAGTACAGTTAGTGCAGGGTTCTTTTATGGTGATGGTTCAAACCTTATTAATGTTCCGTCTGCTGAAGGTGGTACAGTAAAAAGAATTGAAGCTGGTCAGGGTATTAGAATAACTGTAGATGGTGCGGTGTCTGCATCTATTCCAGTTAGCGGTACAGTAGCAGTAAGTGCTAACCAAAACTTTGGAACTGTTTCAGTTAGTACTGCTATTGCAGTTACAGGATCAGCAAAGTTTGGTATTGTTTCAGCAACCAATGTTGATACAGATGAACTTCTTATTGCAGGTGTTTCAGCGGCAAATGTAACAGAGGTTGCTGTAGTATCTGCTTTAACACAAGTTAATCTTGATTCAATCACTTCAATCAATGCAATCATTGGTGATGGTGGAAACTATGCAACGAGTGCAGAGTTAGCTGCTGTATCTGCAGCATTGGCAACAAGTATTGGCAACAGCAACACCAACATTACTGCAAATGCAAATGCAATTACATCTATTAATACAGTAGTTGCAAATGTCTCTGCTCTTACAAGTGTCAATGCTGCAGCAATTACTTCTATTAATACAGTTGTTGCAGGTGTTTCAGCCCTAACATCAGTTAATGCTGCGGCTATTACATCAATTAATGCAGTAATTGAAGGTAACGTATCTGCTGATAGTGGAACATTTAATACACTAACAGTTATTACATCTGCATCAGTTGGCGGTACATTTAATGTCGGCGGCAATGTCGGTATTGGAACGAGCAGCCCTAATGCAAACTATGCCCAGACTATTGTAGGCAACCTTGCTATTGGGTCTGGTTCAGCAGCCGCGCTGGGAGGCGAGAATTTTATCGTCACCGACGGCACCACGACTGGAAAAATCACGCTTGGTGGCGGACCAACCGTTCAATTTGGATCGAAGTCAAATCATCCTGTTACATTTTTTGTAGCTAATGCTGAGAAGGTCCGCATCGACAGCAGTGGCAACGTCGGCATTGGTACTACTAGTCCATCAACGAAACTGGATATTACTGGATCAGGAGCATACAGTAATCGAATTATTCATATCGCTGGAGACATAAATCCAACAGGTTATGATAGCGGAACTTCAGGTGCACGAATTGGCTTTACATATGGCGCAACGCCAGTTGAAGTTGCTGGTATTCGTTCAGGCGTGACAAATGGTGGGGCTGGGTCTGAAACAGCCCAACTAGTTTTTTCGACAGCGAACTCAGGTACGCTTTCAGAAAAGATGCGTATCACCAGCAGCGGCAATGTTGGTATTGG